CGCGTAATCACAGTCATTGTTACAATCAACGTAGTCTCCAGAGTTGTACACTCCGACACTTTTGATTGCGTTTACAATCTCACGCATCAGCTTTTGGCGCAGAAGTACTTCTTCAATCGCAAGTGGCTTTTTGTTAGCCAAAGCATCAAGCTCTTCCATCTGTCTGTTCAACACAGACATGATAGCTTTGAGCTTTAGTTCGAGATGTTCTTCTCGTGATCTCATCATCAATCCTCCATGACGAATGCAACGTAGATGAGTGTTGCTAGTGATGTCAGCACAACAATGGCTGACAGAATCAACATGAATCCAATGAAGAAGTTGCCAGACGTGGCAATCAATCCAAGTGTAGAGACCATGAAGATCAATGAACTCAATGCAAACGTGAAGCATATGGTATCGAGGGCAGACATGAAGTCACTCCTTTTTGAAAACGAAATGAATTTGGCCAAAGATTTGCCAGCCAAGAAGCGGGTCACCCCCCGGGTTGCAAGTTCTTGGTGAGGCACAATGGGTGTTTTGTGGCACTTGCAGGGTGGGGTTCGGGGGTGCGCAGCAGGGCCGACTGCCAGAAGCAGGCTGCGACCAAAGAAAAAGCCCCGATGCCGAAGCACCGAGGCTCTTGTGGTCTATGAAGCGAGCACTTTGGCAATGTCAGCCATTGTTGCGCCAACGTCTGAGCGGCCTGTGCGCTTGGGCTTGGGAACCCACTTTTCACCTGTGGTGGCGAGGTAGGCAGCTTTGGCAGCATCGAGGTCTTCATTAAGGTCGACAAGCTCGATGGCACCAAGGTTGAACAAGTCCCACTTGCGCGCAAGCTGAATCGAGATCACCTCGGAAGGATTGTCACTGTCTGTTGACTCACCTTTCGTCGGCATCAAAGCAGCCATCTCAACCTTGAGGTTACGCTGTTGGTTCTCCTTGAACTCGATGTCACGCGAAATCGCATAACAGAAACCAGCAGCTTTATTTTCTTTACGCCAATCATTGTCGTAAGAGTTGATGATCACAAGGTAAGCGTTTGTGAGAATGTCCAGTCGTGTTGCGTCTTTCTTAGTCATGTTTGCCTCCTAGGCTCTGGTTGCGGCATCTGCCGTATGGTTCCCTCGTGATCGCATCCCGCAGCCCCGTGGGGACCGCCCTCCGCGTGGCGCGCGGAGACGCGGTCCTTTTGTCTCGGTCCAATAGGCGTCGCACTGTAAAACATCCCCGACCGCGCCAAGCAGACGCGGACGCACCGCGGACGCCCTGCGGAGCGCGGTCGTCGCACTCAGTTGAATTAGCCGGTTGATCGAGACAAAAGCGAGGAGATGTGATCCGATCGGGAACCTAGGCAGATGGCGTGAGCAGAGTCTGGGAGGCTTACGCATGACTTAGAAAGCGCAATGCGACGCCCGGACATTCTCACAAATGCTTACCGTTTTTAGCAGTTTTTGACGGTAATGATTGTAAGTAGTAGTCAAGCGGTAGCGCAGACACATTAAGCCGTCTGCAAAGACCCTGCGGAGCAAGAGAGCGCGGTGGAACGTCCGGCATTGTGTACACGGGAGCTTCTGGCAACATTAGCAAATGCAAGAAGATCAGGGTTGCCAGAAGCGTTGCTTGTGAGTGCGCGTGATGTTGCAGTACACAATGGCGCAACGGCCACTCAGCGCGACGCAAAGCAAAACAAGTAAATGTAGATGGCCTTCTTGTACGTTGACAGGCGGTTTTGGCGTATGTAAACGTGGGGGGGATCAAGGGGGGGCTGAAGCCTTGACTGATGTAGCAACCCGAAAGCTGACAGACAAACAGACCGCGCTGGTAGATACGCTCGTAGCAACGGGATGTAGCATCACAGAAGCAGCGCACGCGGCTGGGTACGCCAAGGGCGAAGCTGGGAGAGTGACAGCCAGCAAGGCTTTGAAGCTGCCACACGTACAACAGTATATGATGCAGAGAGTATCTGAAACGATAGGACTGAATGCTACGACAGCGGCTGCAAAGGTAATGCAGTTGGCGCAGGGCGCACGGTCAGAGTACGTCCAGCTGGAGGCAAGCAAGGACATCCTTGACAGGGCTGGCTTCAAGAGTCCGGACAGGTTGATGCACCTCCATGCAGGTGAGATATCTGTGTCGATCGATCTAAGCTAGGGCCGAGTGTAGATAGAGGGGGTGGGGGGCAAAAGTAGGCGGCAGGCATACTGCAATGGACCTATACAAACATTCATGCTAAAAAAGGCTTGTTGCACATATGCACTGGGAGGTTGCTATGACAGAGCAAGTCAATTACTGGTTTCTTTACTGCGTCGATGTCATCCTGTGGATGGAAGCGGTATCAGGCATAAGTTATGAAGCATGGAACTTGATCCTGTTTGTTTTCTTACAGCCTGCATTGATTCTGTTGTTTCTTGGCTTATGGGTACGTGCGCGATTTGTGCGTTGATATTTCATGAGCTATGCGATGAAGATGCGACATGCGCGATTATCAAAAAGTTTTTCTGCAAGCAGCATTCAACTCATTGCTCCCTGAGTTTTTAGACTCAGACAGGTTGACTGCTGAAAGCATATCGCCAGAGCTTCTCGCTGTTATGCGCAAGATTGGTGATCACTACTACAAAGACGATGCAACAACTGCTGCGCATATTCGAAAGTATCAGGCGGCGGGGAAGGATCGTGAGGTTCGTGCGTTACGCGCAAACCAACTTGATTATCGTCTGGTCAACGATTTTTTTGGCACGCCGAGCTTTTTCAAAAATTTTAGAGATCAAGGGTTTTCAACAGACCTCAAGATGATGCTCGGCACGTTTGTTATTAAGCGTGATGCTGGTGGATATCGTATTACTGATAAGTATGACTTCTCAAGTAATCCTAGCTTTGTGAGAGAGTATCTCGATGAGATAGGCGAGGTGATGCAGGATCAAGGCAATGACGTTGATTTTGTCACACAGTTCAAAGCTGCGGTACGCAAGTCTAGCATGAATGAGGGTAAGGGCATGATGGGTAGAATGTACCCATTTTTGCGTGTCCTTGGCAATCAATTTGCTCCAGATACAGTATCGCCTGAAGAGGGTGGTGCAAAATATGTGGACATCTATATACCTCCTGAAGATGTAGTAGAAGTAGATCGTCCAACACCTCGTCCCACATGGTTTGAGGATGATAACGTCGCGCCAGTGTTCCCTGCTACAGCAATGGATGAGGAGCGCAAGAGCTTGTTAGATAAAGCTCTGGATGCTCTCTTTCCTCCTGCACAGGCAATGTTTGCTACTGAAGAAACTATGAGAGACTTGAAACGCAAGCCTGTTTCTATGCCTCAATCAAAACCAACAAAAAGGCAAAGGCTGATTGATTCGATTGAACCAGATGAAGACACTGTAGCTGTTGAGGCGAGAAGACTTGGCTAGAAAACCCAAAACTCCAGCTTGGACTCGCAAGGCAGGTAAAAATCCCAAGGGTGGCCTCAATGCAAAAGGACGTGCATCTTACAAAAAGGGTACGCTGCGTCCTCCAGTTAGATCGGGGGATAACCCACGTCGTGCAAGTTTTCTTGCCAGAATGGGCGGGATGCCCGGGCCGGAGCGTGACTCCAAAGGGCGTCCCACTCGTTTGCTTCTTTCGCTACGTGCGTGGGGAGCTTCATCGAAGGCTGATGCAAAGCGTAAGGCAGCAGCCATTTCCAAGCGTAACAAAGCGAAGAAGAAGAGGAGAAAAGCCTAATGCCTATGGGTCCGGGAACTTATGGTTCAAAGCGTGGTCGTCCTAAGAAAGCAGCAGCTAAGAAGGCTGGCGGTCTTACGGCAAAACAGAAGACACTTCCTAAGTCTCTTCAAATGAGAATTATGAAAGCGAAGAAAAAGTAATGTGTGTTGGCTCTCCTGAACCTAAAGAAGATGCAGTCAAAGATTCGTCGGACAAGTTACCGACGAATCTGAAGGCTGGCTTTGTCGAGCGTGATGAGCAGCCTCGCATGTCTGAGACTGGGTTCTATGAGCAAGAGCGTGGTCGTGGAAATGTAGCAGAAAAATCAACTGGCGTTCGTCAAGCAACTGCCACATCTCCACGCGAGCGTCCATCAACTCCAGAGATGCGTGACCTTGCTATTCGCAATATTGAAAAGCGAATAGATGAACGATCAGACACAGTAAATCCTCTAGTTCCCGGCGGCAATGTTTTGAATGTTGTAAACGCTGTTGGTAATTTTTTTGCAGAGCGAATGATCGCTGGATTGAAGGGTGGACAAGACCCTGTGTATGGATCGAGTGGTGACGTTATAGGCACACGTGATCCTGATTCTGGCAGGCTTATGGAAGGTCGTGATGACCTTACTGTTGATGGTGTTTCATATAATACTATTGCAGAAGCCAATCGCGCTCGTAATGAGAAAGAAAGAAGAGAGTCTGATCCAGATCGAGAACCAGAGACTCGTGATCGTGATACAGAATCTGCTACTAATCCCCTACCTCCAGATAGCAATCGTCGCTCAATGCTTGCATTGCGTCAGGCTAAAAGCGCTCAAGCATCTGCTGGTTCAGGACGAAGGGGGACAGGCTTGTAATGAAAAAGAAGTCTCGTGTAAACGAAGCTGGTAACTATACCAAGCCAACGATGCGTAAGAACCTTTTCAATCGCATCAAGGCTGGTGGCAAAGGTGGCGCTCCCGGTCAGTGGTCAGCGCGTAAAGCCCAGATGCTTGCCAAGCAATACAAAGCCAAAGGAGGCGGGTATCGCTAGAGCAAAGTCACAGCGGAGCTTGATGAACTGGACAAAGCAGAAGTGGAGGACAAAGAGTGGCAAGCCGTCCACGCAGGGTCCAAAAGCAACCGGGGAAAGATATTTACCGTCTAGTGCTATCGAAGCGCTCTCGCCTGCGGAGTATGCGGCCACCACGAAGGCCAAGCGGAAAGCTCGTCGCGCCGGTAAACAGGTTTCGCGTCAGCCCAAAAAGATAGCCAAGAAAACAGCTAGATACAGATGAGTACTTTTTTACATTCTTTGAAGCCAGAAGAAAGACGCGTGCTGCGCAAAGTTGTGAAGCATGTACATTTCCAATACTTCCCTAAAGAGTTTTGCACTGACTATGAAGCAGACAAGCTCATAGCAACGATTGGACCAGAGACTGCCGCCACTCTTGTTCGTCTTGGCAAGGATTACAAAGTAGATGAAATTTAAGTACAAGCCTGACGGTGAAGTGCTAAAGACGTTTATGAAGGATGACACGTTTTTTCGTGGCATTCGTGGCCCTGTCGGTTCTGGTAAGTCTGTAGCTTGCTGCGTTGAAGTATTCCGAAGAGCCTTACAGCAGGAGAAAAACAGTGACGGCAAACGAAAAAGTCGCTGGGCCATTGTCCGAAACACCAATCCGCAACTCCGCACAACAACCATCAAAACGTGGCTCGATTGGTTTCCCGAAGATCAGTGGGGTAAGTTCTCGTGGTCTGTGCCATATACGCATAATATTAAACAGGGTGACATTGAACTTGAGGTGATCTTTCTTGCTCTTGATCGTCCCGAGGATGTGAAAAAGCTGCTGTCTCTTGAGCTTACAGGCATATGGATCAATGAGGCACGTGAGATACCCAAGTCTATTATTGATGCATGCACTATGCGTGTAGGACGTTTCCCTTCAATGCGTGAAGGAGGCCCAAGCTGGTCTGGTGTGATTGCTGATACGAACGCTCCCGAAGAAGATCACTGGTGGCCAATCATGGCAGGTGAGGTTCCAATACCTGATCACATTCCCTCAACTGAGGCAAAGATGTTGGTTAAGCCTGACAACTGGTGTTTCTACGTCCAGCCTTCTGGCATGAAGGAGCAGCGTGATGAAAGCGGAGAAGTGCAAAGCTATACATTAAATGAAGAAGCTGAAAACAGTAAGCATATGCTTGCAAGCTATTATCCGAATCTAATACAGGGCAAGGGTAAAACTTGGATAGATGTGTATGTTATGAATCGGCTTGGAACCATTCAAGATGGCAAGCCGGTATATAACATGTTTGTTGGTGACACACATATTGCCAAGGAAGAGATTCCTGTAGCTGATTCGATGCCTCTTTATTGTGGGTTGGACTTTGGTTTGACTCCGGCAGCAGTCTTTGGACAAAAGGTTCGTGGTCGTTGGTTTATCTTACAAGAGGTTGTTGCCTTCGATATGGGTATAGTTCGTTTTGCTGAACTGCTGCGTGCAGAAATCGCAACACGTTATGCCAACTGTGATGTAAATATATTTGGTGATCCATCTGGTGATTTTCGCGCACAGACAGATGAATCGACACCATTTCAAGTATTGCGTGGTGCAGGTTTAGTAGCTCGACCCGCTCCTAGTAATGATGTGTCTTTGAGGCTTGAAGCTGTAAGTACACCGCTCAATAGGATGGTGGATGGCAATGCTGGTTTTTTGATTGACCCTAGGTGCAAGGAGTTGATCAAGGGGTTTGAGGGTGGGTATGCGTATCGTCGCATACAGGTATCTGGTGAGCGTTACGATGATCGACCAGAAAAGAATCGGTTTAGTCATATCCATGATGCCCTTCAATATTTGATGCTTGGTGCTGGTGAAGGTCGCCAAGTATTGAATCACAATGCACAAGGACGTGCATTTACTGCAAGAACAGACTTTGATGTTTTTACTAGACAACCAAAGAAACGTAGGCAAGGCTTATGGGCGCGTATGTGATTTGTGCGTTGCTTCGCATGATAGGTGCGCGTTAAAGGTGGTTCTCGCTGGTTCCTAGGCTTAGGCGAGATTAAATCGGTCGTACACTGTCCAGCCACCACTTGAGAGACAGATATGTGTGTATTTAGAACTCCAGCGCTTCCCGGTCCTGATCCTTCTGTAGAAGCAGAACGACAAGAGCGAATGGCTCGGGAAATGGCAGATGCGCGTCAGCGTAAGGAAGAAGCTCTTGAAGGAGAAATCACTCGTCGCAAAAGAGGAACTGGCGCACGTTCCTTGCTCACTGGACAGAGTGGTGGCATTGGATTTTACAACCCAAATAGGAATGAGTAATGCACGGCTTGGCAAAGAATTACCTACAGCGGTATGAGAAAGCTAAGTCGCATCGTCAACTGTTTGAGAATCTGTTCGATGAATGTTATGAGTTTGCTCTCCCGCAACGTGAAGGCTTTACGAAACTTAGTCCCGGTCAGCGTAGAGATGATCGGATATTCGATGAAACGGCTGTTGTTGGTGTTCAAGAATTTGCTTCACGTTTGCAGAATGGTATTTGTCCGAACTTTGCTAGATGGGCAGATTTTGTTGCTGGGTCTGAAGTTGAAGGTATTGATGAAGATAGAATCAATAATGAACTGGATGAAGTCACGGAGTATGTTTTCGAGATCATCCAAAACTCAAACTTCGGCCAAGAAGCGCACGAAAGTTTCCTAGACCTTGCAGTTGGTACTGGTTGTCTTCTTGTAGAAGAAGGGGATGCCATCAACCCTGTGCGGTTCAACGCCGTGCCTTTGCCGCAAATCGTTCTAGAAAATGGACCTGATGATCGTATAGATCATGTTTATCGTGAACGCGAGTTGCGTATGCGCGATCTACCTATCGCATATCCCAAAGCTGTTTTGTCTGTGGATATGGCATCTAAGGTGATGAACCAACCTGATCGCAAATGTAAAATCATTGAGATTGTTTGCAGGTTGTATGATAAGCCAAATGTAGAACGACATGCGTTCTATGTTGTTACAAAAGAAGATGGTGAGTTGCTGTACGAAGAGGAGTTTGAGGGTGCTGGCTCAAATCCTTTTGTTTGCTTCCGCTGGTCGAAAGCGGCAGGTGAAGTGTATGGGCGGGGTCCGCTTGTCAATTCTTTGTCGGCTATTAAGACTACTAACCTCACAATCGAACTTGTGCTTGAAAACGCACAAATGGCTATAAGCGGTATTTATCAGATGGATGATGATGGTGTGATTAACACCGACACAATCAATCTGATTCCCGGTACAATCATACCAAAGTCGCCTACAAGTTCTGGCTTGCAACCCATTCGTGCTGCCGGATCATTTGATGTTGCAAATCTAATCCTTAGTGATATGCGCAACAATATCAAACGTGCTTTGTATAATGATATGCTTG